TCCAAGCATGACGCGACTAGCAACTTTTGCTAACGGCACACCCGTTGCCTTAGCAACAAATGGAACTGTGCGGCTTGCGCGCGGGTTTGCTGCTGTTGCATCAATCGTTGATTCTCGATGTTTTGCAGCGTATTCTTGATCACTTGCTCGTTGTACGGGTTATAAAATTGCTGCATAGATTCGCCAAGACTTAATGGTGACTGGCGGATCGCTGCCATGGCTTCTTGCTGCGGTTGCGTAAATCCTGCAATCCTTGGTCCGCCATAAGCCTGATAAGGTTGCTGCGCAACCTGTTGGGCAAACGCATAGTTTTGAAGCGCTGCTTGTTTGAATTCAGGATCAGGCTGATAAGTTGATGTTGATCCGCCGCCGCCTTTGCTCATTTCTTCAACTCCTTGGACATGACCGTCCATTTCTCTTGATAACCTTCATCCGCCAAAAACGAACGAATCCAACCTCGTCTTCCGGCTAACGTGACTCGTTGACATCCGATTGATTCGGCCCAATGCTCAATGATTGGACGCATACGCGCGAGTTCTTCGAGGTTCCCGCCAGCAAGGAAATAGTGAAGCGCTTTGAGGCGAGGGTAAACCTGAATCTCTGTGATGACTGCTGACTGCGCACCTGGCCAAAACTGCATCGTTTTGGCGGTAATTGCTCGTTCAATATCGTCGATATTATGCGTGCCGCCGCTGTATTGCAATGCGGATTCAATGATCGGTATGCACCGTTTCCAATTGGCGGCATCAAAGGCATTCATGATGTCGCCAGCAGTCCATTGTTGACAAATTGCGGCTGGTTGATCGTTGACAATAAACCTTGCACTGGCGCGCCACCCGTCAACTGATTCAAGTAAAAGTCATAAGGCTGAAGTTGAACGTTTTGCGCTGCCGTGTTGTAACCAGAAAACAGTTGCGCTTCAGGTGATGATCTGATTGCTTGGCGGATGTCACCGATTGATGTGCCTTGGCCATACACATCACCAAGCCAATAGTTGTAATCGGCTTGCGTTGGCGTGCGACCCAATGACATGCGATATTCACGATTCAGCAAGGCTTCGGGTGATGTGCCAATGCTTTCCTGAATCGCGCCAGCGTCAATGCCTTTGGCTAATTCGCCGCCCCAATAATTTAAGTCGGCTTGCGTTGGCGCGCGCCCTAGCAAACCTTGATACCAACTCGTGACTTGTTGGTTGTATGCAGCTCGATCATCTTCTGGATAATCGCCAATTGAATCATTACCAGATCCAATCAAATCGACCAAAGCATCAAGACCTTCTGTGTTTTGGTTGTTTGTGTAATCTGTATCAACCGTATCCTGGCCTTCAATGACAATATTTTCTTGCTGACTGCCGCCAGGTTTGATCGTTGCCGATCCTTTTTTGTCATCAACCACTGTATCGTCAAGCAAGCCACCACCGCCACCAACAGGCGCACCACCTCCAGCGCCACCACCGGTAACATTGTCATCAACGGTGTCATCCGTGTCCGCATCATCACCGGCTGTTGTGTCTTCGCCAGTAATCGTGTCAATATTTCCACCTCCGGCAGGCGGCTCACCTGAATAAGTCCGCCACGTATCGCCAGAAACAATCTGGATTGGCTTTATTTGACCAGTGTTGGTAAATAGCAACGATTCAGGGCCAAAGCCATAACGTGTGTAATCGCCAGCGTATGGCGTATAAGTGCGACCGGCTAAACCTGTCGCCGTGATGCCTTGCATTTGCCTATTGGCACCAGCTTGCCTTGCAGCGTTGATCGCTATTTCTGGTTGCGCTGAACGCATAAACTCAGTACGCAATGCAGCAGGTGATGCCAACTCATCCTGTGCCCACTGCCAATAGGCCACTTCATCAGGATTCGGCGAGCGTCCAAGCGTTGACGTGTAAAGCTCTGGAATGGCATCGCGCAGAAACGCTCCGCGTAGCTGCGCCGGTGTCCACTTTTCGTTATTGGCGGACATGAGCCACCAATTGACTTCATCGTCACGCGGCGCGCGGTTCAGCGTTTGTTGATAAAGCGTTTGAATGTCTGCTTTCGTTGCCATGTTTTGCCTCTAAATTGACGTTGCCGTGATCACGCCAAGATTGCTAACCGTAATGCTATACCGCGTTCCATTGGGCGAGCGCAAAATTAAGCGCGCACCTTCAACAAACTCGACATCCTGCAACTTCTTCAGATTCAACGCATCAGCACTTTCAATCGCTCGATTGCGTTCGCGCTCAATCGGCGCCGAGTAATCTTGTGGCGGATTGGGTAGTCTCATCGTCCGCTTCCCGCTACAGCATCCAAACGAATCGTTCCCACACGCCAATCGGCATCAGCATTTCCGACAACGCGCATCGCTACCTGGCGACCCGTGAACCTTACATTTGTGTAAGGCTGCATCGAATAAGGGCCATACGTTGTTGACGATGATTCCGGCGTTGACTGCGTATAAAACGTTAACTTCACTTGACCTTGTGACTTTTCATCCGGCAGCACTTGGCGGACAGACATGAAACGATCACCAGCTCCAATTTCAACTGGACCTGATTCGGCGTAACGCGATGATGTTAACGGCGTGCTATCTGCGCTCCATCCGTTTTCGTGTTCGTATAAATATCCATCAGTACCAACGGCTAATGGATACTGAAACACGCCAGAATCCGTCCAGCACGTTCTTGTTAGCGCGCCAATAGACCAATGGTTTTCTCGGTAATTCCAAATGACGTATCGGTCAATCTCATCGGATGATGCCGACGGGTAAAACCACCACACTTCACCAAAAGCCGCATTCTGTCCAGCGTAAACTTTTGCCAGTTGATCCGTGTTGATGTCGGTAAACACATAGTCGCCAACCGAGCATGGGAGTGGTTGGATCTGGCCATTGAATAAGAAAAATGATTTCGCACTCATCCAAACGGCGCCGCCCTCAATCACGGCACACGCTTGCGGACCAATCATGCCGCAAAACGAACCCACCTTTTCTTGGCCGTATACCAATGGCGGTCCAAGGTAATTCATCACATGAGCGTCTGTTTCGGTCAGTATCAAGATCTGACCGCGCACGCGTTTAGCCGCCAAAATGCGACCGTTGGTTTGCAGCTCTAACGATCCAGCGGTATTCGTTCCTGCTGGCGTCCAGGTTGTGTTGTCTTCCTGGTCAGACCATTGCACTAAACGAGGATTACCGCCAGCGCCAAGCGCAAACAAATAACGCTCTGGCGTAACAATAAGTGCCGTGTTATCTGTCGGCGCATTCGTGATGGCGGCGGCATCCGAACCCGTGTTGAGCGCCCATTCGTATAACTTGCCATCAGAATTGGCGCACCCAACTAAGTTTTCGCCCCAATTGTCAAACGACCAGGTTGTTGCATCTAGTTCAGCGCCAACAGATCGTTTGGTTCCCCACGTTGATGCGCCATAACTTCCAGCGCCGTAGCCATAACCTGAAAATGATGATGATCTTCCCGTGGTGTAACTTGATGGCGTGATGTCATAAAAACTGCCGCCATTCCAAATGTACAAGTTGGTGTGCGTGCCAATTGCAAGCCATTTGTCGTAATCGTTGTCGCGCCAACTGAATACGCCACGCGCTGAACCCGTAACGGTTGATGTTGCTGCTTTGCGCCATCCACCAATCGGGCGCATCGTTCCTTCGTACCAGCGCACAAGATTGGAATCCCAATACCTTCCCGCGGCTTGGTAATTCGTGCCGTTCCGGTATACGCCTGGCGGAATTTTTAACGGTGCAAGCATGGCGTCATCTCATCATCATGGCTTCGGCTTCGCGTCTTCTCGTAAGGCCACGCATGACGCGTCCGCGTGCCTTGTTCCACTTTACGCACTCCTCTCGCGCGCCAGCCCAATCGCCGGCGTCCACGCGTCGCTTAAAGGTTGAAATCCGATAATTCCCCAGGCCACAATTGTAGACCCATGACAGGACAGCGGCGAATCGGCGCGGCGCTGCGGAAAGTATGGTGGGTGATGCTTTAATGAGTGCCATGGCAAAGTGTCGAAGGTGAGCGTCCAAACGGCTTTCGCATTCCGCCATCGTCCAAACGGTTGTTGGCGTAACGTCTGGACCTGTTGTGCCGAAACCTATCGTCCAAGGATCGCCACCGCTACCAGGATCAGGGTAAGCCGCCACATGCCCATCGGGTAAACGCTTTGCGCATCCCTCAAACGGGATGACTAACAACGTTTTGGCGATTTGGATGCCCTCGTTCATTTGCCATACTTCTCAATGGATCGGCCAACAAACCAGAATGAAATGCACATGCTGAACAAACCAAAATCGTCAGAGTCCCATGTTTGCGTCAGCACTTCAGACCAACTAGCGTTTGTTTGAAAGGCAATGCAAAGCGCCGCAACTTTGACTGCGGCATACATGAAAAACAACGCCCAAGTGATGCCAGGTCTAACTAATGCGCTGATGGCAGCCACAAACCAACCGGCTGATTTGGCGGTTTCTGCTTGCTCGTTAAACGCTGCTTTGATGGCGTCCAGCTGTGCGATGGAATGGTCAACGTACTTCTCTTCCATCTTGAATTGACCACGCATCTTTTCCAAATCCGTCTGGAGTTGGAACATGTTTAATTCGTGGTTGCGCTCGTTCTTCTTATCCATAAACTTGAGAATCTCTGGCGCGAGTCGGAATAGTCCGCCAAAGATCGAACCAAGTAAGCCACCGGATAAAAGATCAAACATGTCAGTGGAAAAGTTTTAAGTTAGTGTTGACAAGCAAAAGAATGATTGCACCGGCTGATGCAATCAGGATTTGCTCTAAGCGTTTAAGCCTTGCGTTGATGCCTGCGTAACGCTCGGCGCAGACTGCCTCATGAGTTGACAATTTAGCCTCCACGTCTTTAGCGCTAGCGTTAGCATCCATGGTTTACGCTCCAAGCGAGTCGCCGCCAATGCTGTCAGCGGTGACAACTTCAACAATAGGGATAATCCATTGGCAAGTTGCTTCGTCAAGCGTTGCATCTGCCGTTGGCTTTGGCGGAATAAAAGCGTCACGCGCTTGGTCGTATGTCCAACCTGGGCCGCAATAGTTCTTGCGGAAATTGCCGTTGTAACTGGTCTGCCTCCAGTGCGGATGACCACCAGACCACGCAACCAAGAAGTCGATGCCTTTCTGTTCCTGCTCAACTCCATTCTCGTCAAGCAGCTCGTTGTTATGAACACAATGCACTTCAAGCACATTGTTGTTCTCATCAAGTTTTGCAAAGTGCGCCATAGCCAACCTCAGAATGTGATGGAGCCGTTGCCGGTGAATTTGTAATAAGTGAACCCGCCGGAGGTGTAAGTCGTTGGAGAGCCTGTCGTTGATGCAGCGGCTCGCGGTGCTTTGATGATCACAATGCCAGAACCTCCGCTTCCGCCAATGTTGTATGGATTACTTGATCCGCTACCTCCCCCACCGGAGCCTGTATTTGCGCTTCCAGGATCGGCAGAAGAAGTCCCTGCCCGAGCGCCGATACCCCCTCCTCCCAATCCCCCACTAATTGGCGTTCCATTCGACCCACCACCTCCACCACCAGCGATATAACGCGTTCCGCCAGAATCAACACCTGCGCTTACTATGGCTAGGATTGCGCTATAGGCACCTGTACCGTCACCACCCTCGGCTTGCCCATCCGTGTTTCCCGCCTCAGCAGAACCACCACCGCCGCCACCACGAAACGGACTGGTAAGGCCTTCACCAGTTCCGCCACCAAAGCCTTGCCCTGATGTACCCGCTCCAGATGTTCCGGTATTGTTGTAGCCGTTACCACCGCCACTTCCACCATCTTTTCCTTTAGTGGTTGTTCCATCTCCCGACCCACCACCACCGCCGCCTGTTGCGGTAATAGAAACACCCGCGCCGGAGATTGAAGAGTTACTTCCGTTTGCGCCTCCGGCTTGTGTATTCGCCCCCGTTCCACCAGGGCCAACTGTTATGGTTGCAGTCTGGCCGATAGTGAAAAGACTAGAAGCCGAATACAAAAGGCCACCAGCGCCACCGCCACCAGCGTTATTATTACCTCCTCCAGCGCCGCCACCAGCAATGACAATCGTTTCAGCGGTTATACCACCACCGAACATGCCATAACTTCTTGCGAGCATGGCTCCTAAGACTGAAAGAACAGGCATGTTTTCTGCTCCTTAAGCAAACTTGGTTTGGCTCGCCAAAATCGTGTAAGTGCTAGCTGCTGTTTTGATAATGCTAAACACATAAGCATCAATGGATGTCGTATTGCCTGCCGCTGGCGCCGTTCCTTGTTGCCACTTCACGCTTACATTCGTCGTTGTACCGTCAACCTGGAAACCAGTCGGGTAGTAAGCCGTTGCGCCATTCGTTACCAAAAACGCGCAAGTGATCGACTGGTTCGTTGTGATGAAGTTATTAAGCGTTGTTGCCGCGTCACCGCGAAAGTTAAACGTCCAGTTGGCTGAAGCGTTTGACGTGTAGTAATTGACAGCACGCTCAGTCAGATCAACGTTCACCGTTCCCGTTGCAGCCGTGGCGGATACATTAGCCGTTTCAACAACAGGCTTGATCACCATCTTGCCTGATGCTGTTACAACGTCTGTCGTTGAATCGCCAAGCGTTGCATTGCCTGACGCCGTAAGCGTTGTGAAAGAGCCGGCAGCGGCAACGGTTTGCCCAATCGAAACACCGTTGATCGTTCCTGCGCCCGTCATGTTGCCGCCAAGCGCAAGCGTCTTGCCAGATCCAACGTTCAAGCCAACGCTCGTACCGCTACCCGCTGCCGCAAATAACGCGTCAAGCGTATCCATGTTTGTGTTGAGTTTGTAACCCCAAGTGTCTGTTGACGCGCCAACTTCAGGCTTGGTAAGTGAAAGGTTACTGGTGGTGGTATCGGCCATTTTTATTTACCTCTTACGCGGCATCTCGCCACGGTGAATTGATGGGTGTCCAAGTATTTGTTGGATTGGTAACGTCAGTCCAAATCGTGGTGACGGGTGTGATGGGTTCCCACTTGCGTTCGCCATTGGCGACCATCTCAGAAACGCTTGCTGCTCGCGCTTCGGCATACCAAGTGGATGTTGGGTCAGCCGTAAATCCTGACTCGGCTTCGGAAAACGCTGAATTGCCAATGTCAACATCAGCCGTTGCCGTGGCTGAAGATTCGGCTGCGGCTGTTGCCATGCCGCTTGAGAATGTTTCAGCGTCAGCCGTTGATGCGCTTGTCGATGCGGCTGTGGCAATGCCGCCAAGGAATACGTCAGCGGCGGCACTTGCTGCGGTTGTCGATGCAGCGCTTGCTGCGCCATCCACCAGGCCTTCACCGTTTGCCGTAACCGTTGAAACGCTTGCCGCGGTTGCTGCACCTTCTTGAACGATGGAAGCCAATGCGGTTGCATTGCTGTCGCTTTGCGCTGTTGCTTGTGCATTGCGATCAACTTGAGCGTCTGCCGTTTGGCTTGTGTCGCTTGCCGCCTGCGCCGTAACGCTGAAAAGTATTGCGCCAACCGCTGAAACGGTTGATGTTGATGCGGCAGTGGCTTGCCCGTCAACATAAATGACGGATGATCCTGAATAGTTGCCTGTTCCGTAGGAGCCAAAACCGTAGTTACTGCCGCTGCCTGGCGTTTTCTCGCCAGCCGCTTCCATGGTACTGACGCCCGTTGCAACGGCTTCGCCTTCAACATAATTTTGGTCTGGCGCTGAATATTTGCCTGCGCCATAAGCCGCTGAACCATAGTTATCAACGCTGGCATCGGTTCCCCATTTGCCAGCGCCGTATAAACCAGTTCCATAATTCAGGGCCATTCAGCTTTTACGCCAAAGTGACTGACAAGTTTCCAGTTGCAAAACGGAAAACGTCACCATTGCCAACGGCTTTTGATGTCGTTAAATCAGCCCATGACAGCATGTTGCCTGACGTTGACGCATCAAAAATAGCGGCGGCAACAACAGTTCCCCACGATCCGGTTGCTGTTGGAAATTCAACGTTGCCTGAATTGCTTGCCGCGGTTGGCGATGTGCCTGATACGGAAAACGTGACAGCGGTTCGCAAGTAACCGTTACCACTCACTTCAGTACCGCCGCCAGCATCCGTGGGTGCCGTGGTAAATAGTCCAACATATAGGGAAGAAGGCGATGTGTAGGATGTGTTGGTAAACACATGCTTCATTACCTTATCTTCAAGATAATCCGAAAATGATCCGGCCATTAGTAACCCCTTGCTCTCATGCGCGGCGTGGTGCCGCTAAAGTTTGTCCTTTGCTCTTCGAGCATCAGATCGTTAAACGCTTCCTTGTACAGCGCGCCCCATGTACCAATGCGCTCGTCATCGCGCAAGTAAGGCGCGCTTTGAACCAATGCGCCATACAGATACATGGCTGGCGATTTCGTAAGTAACCAGTTGGTTGTGTTGCTATCTGTCAACGCGGCGATCTTTTTGTAGTAGGACATCTCTACTTCAAACTCGCCACTTGGTGATGGGATGACTTCAAACGTTGACCCGACAATGCTGTAATACTTGGGTTGATTGGCGCTATAAAAAAACTGCGTGCGCAAATCGTCGGCTTGCTCATTGCTTACAAACGATAACTTCACCGGCACCGTTGTGTTCAGTTGAATGTTGATCATTTGGAGGAAATCGGCAGGCAATTCGGTGTATTGCGTATCAAGTGATGCCGTTGCGCGCTGCACCATATCGCGCGTTCTCACATTGCGATTGAACGTTGCTTCCGCCAACTCGATGAATGTCGGAATGACGGACGTTAAGTCATCGCGGTTCAACCAATCCGCAATGCTTGTTTTCAATCCGCTGTAAGTATTCAGTGCCATCAAGCCACCTTTTGAGATTCTTCGACCGGCGCGCCAGCTTGTTTTCTGCGCTCATCTTCCATCGGTCGGAGTGCCCAGGTATGCTCGTGCTTATACTCAAAGGTTCCGATATGTCCAATTTGCTTGGACAGGTCGTGATCAATATACAACGGAATGCCATTGTCCCGCAACAGCTTGCAGAAATAGACATCTTCGCCCATGTAACCTTTTGCCGCTGTGTCCCATGGCGTTGCAAACCACGGCATATCAATCACTTTGAAAACATTGATGTCCACCAGCATCACGCCAGTGCCAACCATGTCAACTTGCTCCAAACCCGTGTCTTCGGGCATCGAGTAACGCAATACTTTTCTTCCTGTTGCTTTATCGTAGTTGCCAGCCGTGGGGCCGGTTGGCATTCTGCGCCTGGCGCAGTTTGCCGCCACAACGCACTCGCCATGGGCCAGTAGGCGCGCGATGGTGTCAGCCGGAAAGCGCATGTCGCTATCAAGAAACAGCAGATAGTCTGCATTGGCGTGTATGGCGTTCATGACTAATTCGGTGCGCTGCGAGCAAAGCAATGTGCCTTGGCTCATCAGCAAATTCACAATGTCACCCGTGTTTCCAATGTGGTGGCTAACAGCATTCACCAAGTCAAAGGTGAACATCGTATGCACTTCATCGCGTGCCGGCACGCAAACAGAAATAATCCGTTTATCAGTCATTAAACCCTCCCAGGTCTTGTGCGAAAGTGTCGATTGTCTGGATGATTAAGCCAGCGCTTAAAGTCCGTTTGATTGCGCGTGATGCCTTTACCTACCAATTCCATAAATAAATTCATGGGAATAGAAGCGACCTTCACGCCATGACCATCACCTGACCATCTTGCACGTTCATCGACCTGGTTGAATTCAGTCTTATTGGTTTCAACAATGGGTTGGACGTTTTGGATTGTCTCGATGACAGCCGTATCGGTATCCTCATCAAAATGCCAGATTCGGGTGATACCTAGAAGCTCGTCTTGTTCAAAGATCCGTTTTTCCATGTAAAAAAGGGCGGGTTTCCCCGCCCCTTCCTAAGTCAAGATTACGACGTGAGTAGGTCAGCGGCAATGCCGTGTGCCTTCTCGTTGTATACGGCAAGGCCGTATTCCGCCAAAAGCAAGCGCTTCTCAGCGTCACCCGTGGTTGCAAGTTCAACTTGCTGGAATGGGCGCAGGAAATGCACGCCAGCGTAGTCGGGCGACAATACAAACGCGTCGCGCTCACGCTGGAATCTATTGGGGACGATGTTGACTTGACCAAAGTCTCCGACGTAGATGTCAGCCGCGCCAATGATCTGTGCCTGCTTTCCAGCCGGCACGTCACGGTAACGCGTTGCAATACCGTTGAAACCGCTAACGGTTTGCTTGTTGACTGGACCAGTCATCACAATCGAAGGCTCGCCGCCACTTGTCCACACTTGCTGAAGGACGCTCTTAAGGATCGTCTCAGTAAACGTGCGAACCGTTCCATCCGAACGCGTTGCCGTGGGAAGTGTGGTGTACGAAGGATTGCCGCCACCCGAACCAATGGATGTGTTGGTCTTGATGAACGCCAACAACGAACCGGTCTTTTGTGCGGTTGTGGAGTCACCAGCAGTTGCGCCTTGGTTGGCCAACAGGATGGTTTCCATGTCGCGCTTTAGCTCGGCAGCTTTCTTCGCCAACTGGTAAGCCAGTTCGCTCTTACGTCCTGCCTTGTTAACGGCTTCCATGGTGCCTGAAATCACAACAGTCTTGCGGCTGATCTGTGTGTAGTTGCCCAACTGAACGGTTGGCGTCACGGCTTCATAAGTAGTGAGATCATCACCCTGAAGCGCTGCATTGCTGGTTGTTGCATCGGCAAGTGCGTCGGTCTGCCACTGGAACAGCGTATTGGAAGCGGTACCGCGACCAATATTGTTCATGAAAGGCGTGGTTTCGGGAGAAATGTTGTAAATCTGATTGCTTAGATCCTCACGAATACCCTTTGCAGAGTAGGTGAGGAAGGTGTTTGATGCGATCGTCATGATAGTTCCTAAAGAAGATGTTCAAAAAGTTTGGCTGCGTCACGGACGTTGCCCGTTTTTGCAAGGCGCTGTCTGGCGCGTGTCACCTCATTCACTTGAACCTTCGCGGCTTGTGGATTACCTGGCGCAACAGTCTTTGTCTTTGGCGCTTCAACCTTAGCTTTCACCGTTTGTTGCTTCGCCATGATCTGATCAAACATCATGGCCTTGCGCAAAACCTTTACGACACGATGATCAACAACACCTTTCAAATCATCGGGTGAAAAGCCTTCTTTGACGCCAAAATCAATCAATGCAGCTTTTTCGGATTTGGCCGTGTCTGGATTCTTCCATTCCGGTATGGCAGAAACCAACAAATTAGCTTCTTCCTTCAACTTAGCCTGCATTGCACGCTGGTATTCCTGCTGTTGCAACTGATTCAAGCGCTGGAGTTCAGCTTGTGATGCCGCCAATTTCTCTGAACGCTGACGCTGCAACTCGGTTTGCCGCACCCACTCGATTGGATCTTCCCTATAAAGTTTTTCCATATCGACGGGTGATTCTTGTTGCTGCTGCAATTGTTGTTGCAATGCAGTAAGCAACTGTGCATAAGTGGCACGCTCTTCACGGACTGCACCAAGCTCTGCTTCAGCGGCTTTGCGCTGTTCTGCAAGTGCCTGTGTTTTCCGTGTGTAATCCGCGGTGCGCTGATAGCCTTTGAGCAACTCGTCAAGCGGAACCTTCTCTTCCTTACCATCAACCTTGACGGTGAAAGTGGGTGGCTCGTCTGGTTGCTTGCTTTCCTCGCTTTCCTCAGACTCGCTGGACGCTTCAACTTCTTCGGGCACTTCGCCTTGCTGACCCGCTTCTGCTTCAACGTCCCCTGACGCCTCAACCTCATCGGTTTCGGCTTGCGCCTTCTCTGGTGCCTGTTCTCCGCTTTCCTCGGCAAGCAACGCTTCAAAGGCTTGTGCGGCTTCCCGCACACTCATGGCGGCATTATCCGCCAAAACTACATGTTCGTCACTCATTGTTTCCTCTTAGATTTCGGCGCGCTTGCGCATACGATCAATCGTCATGCGCGTGAGCGTGCCATCGCTGATTGCACTTGACAGATATTGTTGCACTCTGTCCAGTGCTTTGAATTCAAAATGGATGCGTTCGCGTGCTTCCGTGGTTTCCGCCATAGCCCAATCATCAAGCAATTGCTGGCGGATACCCATCCAAGCATCCTTATACAGACTACTTTCTAATATGCGTTGCGCTTCGTGAGCGCGCTTAATCTTTTCTTCGGCTGTCATTGCATGGGCTGCACGGCTTGCGCGATTGCATCAAGTTGCATGCGCTCACGATCCATATTCACTTTGGCGTCAATCTCTGCCTGCGCTTGAGCAAGGCTTACGCCATACTTGAGTTCCATTTCCTGGCGTCTTAGCACACCGTCTTGCGCAATGCGATCACGTTCACGATCATCGGCACGGATCATCTTTTCGCGCTCGAGGGCAAGTTCAGCGGCTTTCTTTTCAATGTCAGCCTGGATTGCCTGAACTTGCACCGCGGTAAGTGCCTCGGATGGATCTGGGCGCGGTTGTTGTTGCGGTGGACTGTAGTCTATGGGCAACTGATTGATAAATTGCGTCGTGTCCTTGTATCCCGCCAACTCGATAATCTTGGTAAGCGTTCCTGCGTACTGACCAACCGTCACCAATGGATTGTTTGGCCCAAGGCTTTGCAGGATTTGCTCTTGCTTGGCGGCAATGGCTTGCAAGAACTGCAAACGCT